TTTGGTGCTGCCGGTACACTTAAGAGAATGCAGTCAAGTTATTTGGAAGATTCAATAACTGATGTCAAACTTAGACCAAATAGACCAGGTGGTTTCTTTAATCAAGATTATGTGTACAATTTGAATAGTGGAGATCTGGACGAATATAATGGAAGATTCTGCGTTACACCAGAATTTCCAGATGGAAGATATTGTTACTTCTCCACTTTAGAGCAGTCTGCAGAAGTTCCGGCATATCCTTACATAACCAAGAGACATCATAATTTAACTGACTCATTTAACTACAACTATTTTTCAGATCAATCTGATAAAAATATAAACACAGGTGACTACAATCGAATGGTAACTCACCTTGGTATTAATGATGATGGTAGAGATTATCCATTCTTGTCTGAGTTTGCAAAATCAGATCCAAAAATAGTTGTTACTTCAACAATTGGTTCAAACATAACTGAAATTGACATACTCCAAAGAGGAGAAGATTACAAAGTTGGAGAAAAAATAAATCTATCCACAGATTCCGTTGACGCAAATATTAAAGAGATTAGAGGAAAAGAAATCTTTTCTATCGCTACAACTGAGACAGAAAATAACAATTTAAATCTTTCCGTTTTAGATGGAAAGGTAACTGCAACTGCTACAACTGCTCACACATATACAGATGGAGATGTAATTGAAATTACAGGTGTCTCTACTGGAACATATAAAAATATTGAAGGTTTTTACAAAGTAGGAGTTGCTTCTGTAACTAGTGTTCTGACAGTTGCGATTGGTGCTACTTCTGTAACTGGAATTGTTACTTCAATTACATTACGTGACACACCAGCAAAAAATAAATTTGCTGTTGACGATTTAATTGTCATTGGAAGCGAAAAAATGAAGATTATTGCTATTGATAGAGTTAATAGCACTTACGTAGTTTCTAGGAAAGAAAATGGTACAGAAACTTCACACTCAGCAAGTAGCAACGTTCATAGAGAAGAATTATCTTTCAATTTTAATGTTAATAAAAAACTAGATGATACCAATTATAAAATTGGCACCACTGAGTATATTGTTCCTTCACAATCTCTTGGTATTGGATCACAATACTCTAATGTTATTGTTGGAACTGCAGGAAGTTTTAACATTACAAAATCAATTCCTCCACAAGCGATTTATATAAGAAATCATGGATTTAAGACTGGTGATGAATTAGAATACGTTTCGTTTGCCGGATCAATCACTGGTTCTCACGTTCCAGAAGCGGTTGGAATTGGAACAACAGATCCATCTGATTGGGATCGTCTTGATATCGCAGATTATGATAATCTTTTTGCAGTAAAACTTGGAACCGATTATCTAGGTATTACAACAATTAGAGCAGGGATTGCTACTAATTATCTTCTCTATTGGATTGGACATACTGCAGATGATGCTAAATTTACTAAAAAAGTTGATAGAATAACTGCAGATTCAAAACGAAGAAATGCTGCACTACAAACTACATTAGCACATGGTTTACTTCCTAAAGATAAAATTAAATTAAATGTAGTCCCAAATGTAACCAAGAACGTTGCGTTTAAATTCAATGATAGTATGAGAAGACTCCTTGTGGATGCTTCTACACTGAATGTGACTGGTGTTTCTACTAGTGGAATAACAACAGATGTTACTTCAGCAATTACAATAGCAGATCATGAATTTAGTACTGGTGATGCAGTTGCATATGTTGGCACGAATATCATAGGAGGTTTGGCAAATAATGGACACATTTATTATGCAATCAAATATTCAGATGATAAAATTAGACTTGCTGAAAATTATGCATCAGCAACTTCATATCCCGCAGAACACATTGAATTTTCTTCTATTGCGGCATCTGGAACATTTGAAATTGCAAAAGTAGATCCAAAAATTGTTGCAACAAGAGGAACAAACGTTGCTATTGCTATTTCTGATGCTTCTCTGTTAAATTATAATATTAACTTCTATACTGACGAAAATTATAAAGCAAGATACAGTTCTACACTCATAAACAGAGGAACTATAGATCCTGGTTCTGCTGGTGCAGAAATAAATGTGTCAATTGCAAGTTCCCTACCTAAGATTTTGTACTATAAAATTGAGGGAACTAGTGCAAATGCATACAAAACAAAAGATCTTTTTGTTGTGGGACAATCCAGCATCAATGTAGAGGACTCCAAATATAGTGGTTCTTATGATATTATTGGTGCTGCTGGTACTACCTTTACAGTCAATCTTTCGGAAAAGGTAGAAAATTTATCATATAATAGTGCTGGACTAACAACAGCATATTACTCGACTACATCTAGCACTGCTCTTGGTGGAATAGAATCACTAAACATTTATGATTATGGAAAAAATATAAAAACTCTTCCAGTTGTAACCTCTGTTGGATCTTCAACTGGTACAGGTGCAGAGTTTGCAGTGGTTTCTGATAATATTGGAACAGTATTGGATACTGAGGTCAAATTTTCAGGAATTGAAATTCCTGAAGATAAAACTTTAACACCTAAAGCAAAATCTCAAATTCTTCTCACATTAGAGGACAATTTACAAATAACTTCCGTTGGAATTACTAGTGGTGGAAAGAATTATAATCAACCACCAAGAGCCATAGTTCCTGGGGTTAGCGATGCTGTATTTGAAGTTGAAGTTTTAGGAAACTCTGTCAATAAAGTTAAAGTCATAAATGGATCTAGTGGATTAAGTAAAAATACAAAAGTTATAACTATCAATAACTCAAATGGTATTCAAGTAACTAGTGCAGTTTCTGTTGGAGGAACTACAAATACATTATCAATTAAAGCACCACCAAATGTTGGATTTACCACTGCAAATCCATTCCCATTCCAAATAGGCGATTCAGTCTTTGTTGAAAATATTAATATTATTCCTGGCACTGGACAAGGATATAATTCCAGTGACTATAATTATAGAAACTTTGTCATAAGTGGCATTAATACGGTTCAAGGATCAGAAAGTATTACATATTCAATTATTGGTATTGCACAGTCAGGTGGACTTTTTGATGATACAAATTCTTTTGGATCTGTGGTTAAGTCAAATGAATTGGCAGTTCTTACTCCTACATTTGATAAAGCAATCTACAATAAGGGTGAGATTGTAGAAACTGGAAATGGCGGTTCTGGAAAGGTAGTAGAGTTTGATAATTCTAATGATACTTTGAAAATAACTGACGTTACCGGCACATTTAACAGAAATGACACGATTACCGGAAAATCCAGCAGTTTCAAATCAACAATAACATCTCTAGTAGAATATGATTTTGATCTCCAAGTTTCTAGTACATTTGAAGATATTAAAACTTGGAGAAATGATATTGGCAAATTAAATCTCGATTCTCAGAGATTGCATGATAATGACTTCTATCAAAGATTTTCTTATGCAGTAAGAGGTCCAATTCCATATGAAACATGGAGTGAACCTGTAAACAGTCTTGCACACACTTCTGGTTATAAAAACTTTGCAGAGTATGAAATAAGTAATGCACTAATTCCAAAAGTTACTGTTGTACCAACCTCTTCTGACCTTGTTCTGAATTTGGAATTAATAAATTTAGCATCAGTTCATGAAAGAAACTTCTATGATTTTGTTTCTGAGGTTACAAATAATCCAGACTTCTCAAGAATAGTTAAATTTGATACTAAAGTTATTACAGACTACAACGAGTCAGTCACAAATAAAGTCTTGACGATTGATGATATCAGTCCACAATTTAATGGATTTACTACATCTATTGGTGGTGGAATTGTAGGTTTGAGTACATTCAACTTACTCAATGAAACTAATACTATGCTTCATCATGTGTTTGATCCTTCAACTGCTATTGACACAACAACCAATTTAATCACAATTAGTGATCATAATTTCAATACAGGTGAAGAATTATTCTATACTCCAAGCACAGGTAATATTGGTATTGCTGCTACTCACTCAATAGGAATAGGAATTAACACTACCGTTAATCTTCCATCAAGAGTTTATGTAGTTAAAGTGACAGATGATACCTTTAGAGTTGCTATGGGATTGTCTGAAACTAGATTATCACCACCCCATACAATTGGATTTACAACAGTAACAGGAGTTGGAGCAACTCATAGTTTATCAGTTAATGATACACTTACATTAACTAGAGGAATTATTACTATTGATAACATAATTCAAAGTCCGATTGCGAAAAAAGATGTTGGAACTGGTGTCACTCTGGCAAATGCTGTTGGTATTGGATCAACCGAACTCTTTATAGTAAATAATCCATCACTATTTGTTGGAAATGATATAGTAAAAATTGATGAAGAAATATTTAAGATTACTTCAGTGGGAATTGGTTCTACCAATTCTATGAGAGTAGAGCGTGGATATATGGGCACTGCTCCTGCTGCTCACTTAGTGGGAGCAGCGTTTACTGCACTGTCTGGAGATTATAGAATACAAAAAGGAAAAATACACTTTAAGGATGCTCCATATTCATCTAGCACATTTAACGGAAGAATATTCTACAGATTAGATTATGAAAAGAATAAAGTACTTGATGATATTTCTGAACAGTTTAATGGTACTCAAGATAAGTTTGATCTGAAGACAAATGGTGTAGATGCCACTGGAATTAATACTAGTTTTGGTGCAATTCTAGTTAATAATATCTTCCAAAGACCATTCTTCAATGATGTTGGATCACCACTCAGAGCAGATTATACACTGCTTGGTGGTGGTGTTGGTGCTGCATCAACAATTGATTTTACGGGAACTCTTCCAGATGATTTACCCAAGGGTGGTATTATTGATGAAATTTCTCCTGTTGCAGGATTCCCTGGACAAAATTATCAACTTCCAACAGCAGGTCTTGCATCGACTGTATTCATTGATGGTTCTGGTGGCATAACTGGTGTTGGTATTGCTAGTGATGGTGGTGGTTCTGGATACTTAGTTCCTCCTAGAATTTCGATTGCTTCCACAACTGGAGTTGGAGCAGCAGTTACTGCTGTTTTAACTGATGGTATCATAACCTCATTTGATGTGGTTACAGCAGGCAGTGGTTACACTGCTACTTCTCCACCGGCAGTATTGATAACACCTCCAGGACCATATAAGAGGATACCACTCGTAAACTTTAGTGGATCTGGTAATGGATCTGGTGCAACTATAGATGTTACGATAGGAGTAGGTGGAACTGTAACCGAATTTGAAATGGCAGATGATGGTATTGGTTATGAGGTTGGTGATGTTCTTGAACTTTCTGGAATGGAGTTTACTGCCGGAGTTTCTACTCTTCCATTTAGAATTGAAGTAGAATCAAGACATCAAGATAAGTTTGCTGGGTGGGCATTTGGTCAACTATTAGAACTTGATGATTTCAGTAATGAGTTTAATGGAGTAAGAAAAGATTTCTACATAACAAGAACTGTAACCAATAAAGAGTTCTATAGTATTGTTGCCAGGTCTGGATCTGGAATTATTCTTCAAAATAATCTATTGATGTGGATTAATGATGTTTTACAGAAACCTGGTATTGATTACACGTTCGTCAGTGGAACCAAAATTACTTTCATAACCGCTCCTAAGGCCGGTTCTAAGTTCAAGTTGTACTTCTATACCGGATCAGACGCTGATTATCAGGAAGATGATGTTGATCAAACTATCAAAATTGGTGATATATTAAGATTGCAGAAATGGACTAATAATGTTGTTTCTCAAACAAATAGAACAATCTATGACTTGGTTGCTTCTGACACTGTAGAGACGGAAACATATGGTGGCGTTGGCATTGTTACCGATGGAAATTATCTCAGACCAACAGTTTGGAGAAAACAAACCTCCGATGTAATTGTTAATGGTGTACCAATTTCAAAACAAAGAGATTACTTAGAACCTGCTATCTATCCTAATACTAATATTATTGCAGATCTTCCACATGATGCCACTGAGGTATATGTAAAAGACGCTTGGTCTTTCAATAAAATTGATGATCTTGGCGGTAACTTGGATGATATTCTTATAGTTGGAGTCGGAACAACTGGCAATTCAATAACTGAATCTATAAACAATGTTACGTTTGCAGGTGATTATGGTGTAATTACCGGAATTGTAACTGCCACTGCTGGAATAGGTACAACGTCGCCAATGATCGTATTTGATGTTATTCCGGATCCGGGGATTTATGCACCAGTGCCTCCGGACGCAAGAAAGATTTCTAAATCCGGTATTACAACAGGTGATAAATTTGTTATAAGTAAAACACGTATAGGTAGTGGAGTTACTGCCATATTAGATTCACCATTAAATCCTCTTGTGGGAGAATCAACTGACTTCATTGATGGTGTGTATCACGCACACTCTGTCGTCTCCATTGGATCATCTGGTGTGAGAATTTCTGCAAATGTTCAGTCTATAAGTGGAATCAATACATTAGGACTTTCGACATACAGCACCACACATGGTTGCTTTAGTTGGGGTAAAATGACTTTTACTAGAGCAGGAACAGCAAAGACATTTACTGCAGAAACTGGAAGTGGTAATGCTGGTTTAACAACTTCTGCCTATATTAGACGACAGACTCAAATGAGACTGTCGAATACAGTATAAATAATCAAAATTGTCAAAGAACTTTTCTCGACATGTCAGCTATAATTACTGATCAATTTAGAATATTGAATGCTGAAACTTTTATAAAAAGTTTCACGGGTGTTGGCGGAACTGCCAATAACTACTATACATTTTTGGGTCACCCCGATCCAACTAGAACTTTAGTAGAGAACTACGGTGACAGTAATTGGGCGGGGTCTCCTCCGGATCCTAGAGATTCGTTTGAGCAAGAAAATTTATACTATGATAGTATGATGTTCCTTAAAAAGATAGGAACTAGTGATGTTTCAAGAGTTGTTCGTAGAATCAACTGGACGGTGGGAACCACATATGATGTATATAAAGGTGATGTTGATATCAATAAGGCATCTTTGGTCACAAATGCAAAATCACTTTATGATTCAAATTATTATGTAATTAATTCTGAGTATAAAGTTTATGTCTGTGTAAGTAATGGTGCTAATCCAGAAAGACCAGAAGGTGAAAAGTCTTTATTTGAACCAAATTTTGTAGCAACTTCTGTAAGTCAGGCAGGTGCTATTGATGATGGGTATCGTTGGAAATATTTGTATACATTAACACCTTCTGAAATCATTAAATTTACAACAGATGATTTTATGCCAGTTCCAAGCAATTGGGGGGCAGGAGAAACTGCAGCAGTAAAGGATGCTGCAGTTGATGGAAAAATTGAGCATGTAATCATCAAGGCAAGAGGGTCTGGATACCAAAAGACCGGAGGTAGTTCTACTGCAACTATTGATGGAGTTCCAATCCTTGGAAATGGAACTGGAGGAACAGTCACTGTTCAAATTTCCGGAGGAGAAGTTTCTTCAGTTGTAATACAAAATGGTGGAAGTGGTTATACTAGAGGACTCATAAGATTTGACTCAGAAACTGTTGCTGATGTTGCCGGAGGTGGAGCAGGTGCTGAGTTTGAAGTTATAATTCCACCAAAGGGTGGTCATGGTGCCGATGTTTATCGTGAACTCGGAGCATATAGAGTGATGATGTACTCTAAATATGATAATGAAGACGATTATGTAACTGGAAATACCTTCTCCAGAGTTGGAGTTGTAAAAAATCCACTTCAATATGATGGTACTGGATTATTTACAGATCAAACTGCAACTGCCCTAGGTGCATTGAAATTAAAATCCAGTGTTGGAAGTGGAACAACTGCCGGAACAGTTTACACAGTTAATAGTCAAATTAGTCAAACGGTTGCTGTTGGTCAGACTGCAATCGGATATGTTGCTTCTTGGAATCCGAATACTGGTGTTTTAAGATATTATCAACCAGTAGGTTTTGTAACCTCTACGTATGAAGGAACTGCAGGAAATAGATTATATGATTTTGCTGGTACAGAGGATGCTGCCATTCAGGGTGCAGCATCCGGAACTCCATTGGTTCCCGATATTGATATGGATAATGTAAGTGCATTGACAGTTAGCGGATCTGTTGTCCAATTGGGTCAAACATTTAATGATGGACATGCAACTCCAGAGATCAAAAAATACTCTGGAGAAATAATCTATATAGACAATAGAGCACCGATCACCAGATCTGCATCGCAAAAAGAAGAAGTAAAAGTTGTAGTAGAGTTCTAAACAAATGACCCAGAATACCAATTTAAATGTTTCTCCATATTTTGATGATTTTAGTGAAAGTAACAACTACAATAAGGTTCTCTTTAAACCTGGATTTCCAGTTCAGTCTAGAGAACTAACAACTCTACAATCAATCTTACAGAATCAGATTGAGAGATTTGGACAATACTTCTTTAAAGAAGGGTCCATGGTTATTCCTGGTGGAAACTTTTTAGATACTTCTTATTTTGCAGTCCGTATTGATCCACAATTTTTAAATATTCCAGTTAGAGAGTATACTCAATATCTGGTAGATAATGAAATTGAAATTGAAGGTGAAACTACAGGAGTTACTGCTAATGTTGTCAATAGACTGACTGACATTGAGTCTGTTGATGGTTATGACACACTTTACATCAAATACAAAAAATCTGGTACAGATGGAGTTACCAGAGAGTTTGCTGACGGAGAGAATCTGATAACAAGATCAGATATTGAGTATTCAAATACTAGAATTACAGCAGGTAGTCTATTTGCTAGAACTATAGCATCGGAGTCAACTAAAACCGGTTCATCTGCATCAGTAAGTGAGGGAATTTTCTTTATCAGAGGTTTCTTTGTTAAGGTTCCTTCTAGCACCATAGTTCTTGACCAATATTCAAACCGACCAAGTTATAGAGTTGGTCTCTCTGTAACAGAAGAAATTGTAAGTGCGTCATCTATAAACAGAGACCTTTATGACAATGCTAAAGGATTTTCAAATGAGTCTGCTCCTGGTGCAGATCGTTTTAGACTTTCAGTCACATTAACTAAAAAAGCATTAACTGATGCTGATGATTTAAGTTTCGTCGAGTTGATGAGGGTTGAAGATGGTAGAAGAGAAGAATTTGTAGATAGAACGGAATTTGCTACATTCAAAGATGAATTAGCAAGAAGAACTTACGAGGAATCTGGAGACTATTATATTAAACCATTTAAGGTTGAACTTAGAGAAACTTTAAATGATAGAATTGGCAATAGAGGTTTATATTTTAGCAATCAAGTAACAAAGAACGGCAACACTCCTTCTGATGACATTTATACTGTTCAGATTTCACCAGGAAAGGCGTATGTAAGAGGACATGAAGTTGAAACAAAAGGAACAGTTTCAATTGATGCTGTAAAACCAAGAACAGTTCGCAGTAAAGAAAATACATCTCTTCCAATTAAGATTGGAAATATTGCAAAGGTAGAAAACGTATATGGATCTCCTACTATTGGATTTGAAAATTATGTAATTAATCTGAAAGACCAAAGACTGGGACCTAACAGGACAGAATCAGGTGATACTATCGGTCATGCAAGAGTTTTTGACTTTAATGAAAATAGAGTTGTTGGAGCAACAACTGCTAGATATGATGCGAGATTGTATGATGTTGAAACATTTACGAATGTTACTGTTGGTACTGGACTTACTGCTGCCGAAAGTGCTTACGTAAAGGGCGTTTATAGCGGTTCTAGCGGTTTCTTAGTCAGTGCAGCGACTAATGCCACCACATTGTCATTATCGGGCGTTAGAGGCGAATTTCAGTTAAATGAACCATTAGAGATTAATGGTAATTCAGTAGGAAGAAATGTTACTGCAATAAGAAAATTTGACTTTTCTGACGTTAAATCATTGCATAGAACTGTAGGTGTATCTACATTTGCTGGTGATTTAGTCCTGAATAGACCGAAGCAAGCATTTGCAGAAAGGTCCAATTTTAGAATCGATCAAAGTGGTCAAGTCACATCCACAAGTGTTGGTGATTTTAGATCATTGGTTAAAGTGGGTGATATTGTTAGTTATCCAAAGCAAACAGGGACCGTACCAACATTTAACAGAGTAACTGCAGTAGCAGCAGGTTCATTAACTGTTACAGGAATAACAACGGTTACTGGTATTTGTGACGGTGGACTTACTGAAACCGTAGTCACAAATGATTTTGATGTTATTACTTCATCATTACAACAGTCAGACAAACCTGGTTATAGAATACCTCTTCCAAACAGATATATTTCTTCAATTAATCTGTTGGACAGTACCTACATTGTAAGGAAGCAGATAAGCAAAAATATCACTAATGCTAATGAATTTACATTTAATATTTCAGACCTTGGAGATAATGATTTAAAATTTGAACCATATACAAGTTCCACATACACATTAACTTGGGAAGATGGAAATCTTGAAGTTCTGCAAGATGCTCAAGTTTCATTGAATGGTGCTCTAACGACAGTAACATTTAAAGGATTATCTAAAACAGGAAATGCAACTCTAACATTTACTGCAAAGAGAACAAAACTTCTGTCAAAAACAAAATCAATTGCAAGATGTGAACAACTAATCGTCAATAGATCCAAGCGAGCAGGAGCAGGTGTAGGTGCAACTTCATTTAACAATGGACTCAATGGTCCAAACCAAAATGGTGGTGCAGATTTCCCATATGGAACTAGAGTAGAAGATCAAGAAATTTCTTTGAATTTCCCAGAAATTCACAGAGTTCTCGGTGTTTTCCAGTCAGGCGGAACTGGTGTTGCAGTTCTTCCATCATTTACTACATCTAGTCAATCTGCTACATTTACTAATAATGTTATAGTTGGAGAACAAATAATAGGAGCAACTTCTGGATCTGTAGCGAGAGTAGTTACTGTTTCAAACTCATCAAAAGTAGAATTTGTTTACGAAAATCAAAAAGCATTTGAAGTAAACGAATCCTTCACTATGATGACATCTGGAATCGTTGGAACGATAGGTTCAATTGTTATTGGTGATCCAAATATTCAAGATTCGTTTACATTAGATAAAGGTCATAGAGAAGATCATGTAGATTTCGGTAGAATTATTAGAGATGCTGGTGTACAAGAACCAACAAGACAACTCAAAATTATTTTTGATCGCTTTACCACAAATGAAAGTGTTGGAACTGTTGAAAGTGTAAACAGTTACAATGGATTAAATTATAGTAAAGACATTCCAACTGTTATTGATTTAGCAGCAAATGACTTTATTGATATTCGTCCAAGAGTTGCCCCATATTCTACTGCGAGTACAAAATCCCCATTTGATTTTGATTCAAGATCATTTACGGGATCTGCTTCAGAAACAATTGTTTCAAATAAAACTGTCGTTCTGGATTATAGTTACTATCTTGGAAGAACAGATAGATTGTATGCACTGAGAGATGGTACATTTGAATTAATTAAGGGAGTTCCATCTGAAAATCCAAAGGCACCAGTTAGAAATGATGAGGCAATGGAAATTGGCATTATCTATATGGATCCATATATTTTTGATGCCAAAGAAAATTCAAAACTAAAATTGACTCCACACAAACGATATACCATGAAGGACATTGGTGTGTTGGAAAGTAGAATTAAAAATCTTGAGGAGTATACGACACTTAGTCTTTTAGAGACGGATACTAAAAACTTATCAATTAAAGATTCAAACACAGGATTAGATAAGTTCAAGTCTGGATTCTTTGTTGATAATTTTAGAAATTTCCAGAATAGAAATCTCCGGGGAGATTCTTTCTATGATGTAGATAGAAGAAATAATGAGTGTAGACCAAGATCAACTGAAAGAAATGTTTCTCTTGGATTTGAAACTGTAACTACTGCATCTGATCCGGTTAACGCTGATTACGCTTGGGCAGAAGATTTTGAAGATGAAAATATTACTAGAAATGGTCCTGGACTTACTCTTAATTTTGAAGAGGTAGAGTACATTGATCAACCACTGGCAACAAGAACAGAAAACCTCAATCCATTCCATATCACTTTGTTTACAGGAGTTGTATCTGTAACTCCAGAAGCTGATTTCTGGGTTGAAGAGAATGTTCTTGATCTCGGTAACTCCATAGAAATTGATTCTGCATTCCAAGCAATTGCTGATTTACTTGGTGTTGATGATCGTGAGAACGGTGGTATGGCAGCAGGTAACTGGAATACTAGTGATGTTACTTGGAATGGCGCAGAATTGATTTCTGAAGAGGTTGTTCGTAATGACATTGTTAATCAAGATAGTGTGACTCAATTAGCAGGTGGTGGAGGAAGAAGACCATGGTGGACAACCACAACAACCACAAGAAGTACAGACATTCTTCAGACATTTGAAACTACTGGTTCGGAAACGATTACAGGACTGAATTTAACTGCTACCGATCAGTTAACTAGTCTTGGTAACACTGTTGTAAGTACAGAGACTATATTTACAGTCAGATCTAGAAATATTGAACTTAATGCTACTAATCTGAAACCAAATACGAGATATTATGTTTTCATGGAAAACGTAGATATGAATGCGTATGCGGTTCCCAAGAGATTACCTATCACAATGACCACTGGTTCATTTGTTGCAGGTGAAACTATCGAATCTATCGATTTCTTTGGAGGATTTGCTAGAGCTTTACCAAGAGCAGATTCTGCAAGAATTATTGCTAGAGTTGCACAAGCAAATCATAAAATTGGTCCATTTAATGCCGCTACAGAAACTTATAGCGATTTAGCATCTACATATTCAAATACTAGTAGTATATTGAATATTGATACTGCTGATCTTGCTTTATTAACAAGACCAGATCGTTTGGGATGGGTAAGACCAGGACAAATACTTGCTTCCGCTAGTGGTCAATGCACTGTCAACAATATTGAACTGGTCACAGACGATACTGGAACTCTTATTTTCTCGTTGCATATTCCAGATCCAACAAATCGTGCTAATCCTCGTTTCTCTACTGGAACTAATAATATAACAATTACAACGAGTCCAACAAATGCATCAATACTTGATCCAGGAGAAAGTAAAGTTAATGTTACATATCAATCAAGTGGTATTAGACAGAATTTAGAAGAACAAGTTCTTTCTATCAGACAACCTCAAATTCAAGAGCAAATTATTGTTGAGAATCAACCGGTCACACAAATTACTGAATCTCTTGAAGAAAATGTCATCGTTCAAGAGACAGACAGAGCAATTTCTGGATGGTTTGACCCATTAGCACAATCATTCTTTGTTAATACTGAGCAAGGAAGTGATGGTGTGTTTATTACAAGTGGCGATGCATACTTTAGATCCAAAGATCCAGACATTCCCGTAACAGTTCAAATTAGAACCATGAGAGATGGTTCTCCAACAAATACAGTGGTTCCTTTTGGAGAAACTCAACTACAACCTGATGAAGTTCTTCTTTCTCAGGATGGTTCAGTTCCTACAAGATTTACATTTAAGACTCCAGTTTATCTGCAAAGTGGAACTGAATATGCTCTTGTGCTCATCTCTCCAACCTCTAAGTATCTGACATACATCACCAGAATGGGTGAAGTTGATCTTCTTCTCAATTCTGTTTATAATAGACAACCATATCTTGGATCTCTATTCAAGTCACAAAACAATACAACTTGGGATGCTTCTCAGTTAGAAGACTTAAAATTCAAGTTATATAAAGCAAAATTCCCTGTTAATGTTCCTTCTTCGGTTGTATTTTATAATGATGAATTGCCCATGGGCAAAATTAGAAAGAGTGATCCAATCACAGCGTATTCTAAGAGACAAACTCTTTCAATTGGTTCTACTTCATTAGTTTTTGCAGAAGGAACTACAATGATCCAGGGTAATTCTGCTAGAAGTGGTAATGTAGTCTCCACAGGTGGTCCTGTAGATATGGTCAATGCCACAACTTCTCTGACCCTGACTGGTGCTGGAATTGGTATCACTGAGGGAACATTTACTGGTATTGGATTCACTTCATTGACTGGAAGTGGATCTGGTCTTGAAGCAACTATTAATACTACTGTTGCATCTGGAATTGGAACTATAACTGTTACCAATGGTGGAAGTGGATATCAGGTTGGCGATTTACTCCTTACTAATAATATTGGTAATAGTGGAAGTGGAGGAAGAGTAACAGTTGGTATAGTTACCATGACCAACAAAATTGTATTAGATGACATAACTGAGGCTTTCGTTGTTGGTACTGCACTGACACATACAGATGGAGGAGGAACTGACGTAGATGTTACCGCACCTACCGCTGTTGATTCTGATTCTGTGAGAGATGGATTTACATTTAAAGTAGATCATAGAAATCATGGAATGCACGCTGGAGGAAACGTAGTTAAGATTGAAAATGTTATCAGCGATACTATTCCTACTTCGCTGACAGCAAAAGTTGATAATGATTCACAAACAATTGATGTTGTTGATGGTAGTGCATTCTCCACATTTGAAGGAGTCGCTGTAAGTGGAGTTCACACTGGTTACGTTAAAATTGATAAAGAAATTATTTCGTATAACCAAATTAACGGTAATGAAATTCAGATTGCTGCTAGAGAAGTAAATTCCTCACTTAAGTCTGATCACGCAGAGAGTTCTGCTGTAAGTAAGTATGAATTTAATGGAGTATCTCTTCTTAAAATTAACAAAGAGCATACATTAGACAATAGAGGTAAGGAATTTAATTCTTATCTTGTCAAAATTGATAATGAAAGTAAACCATTTAATGTAACATCTCAAGGCGGTGGTGCTCAAGTTAATGCATCTCAGAATATTCCTTTTGAATATGTGAGACCAGATTTGAATGCGATTACACCATCAGGAACATCTATTAATGCGAGAGTCAAAACTACTTCTGGAACAAGTATAAGTGGATCTGAAATATCATTCCAGGATAAAGGATACGAAAATATTTCAATTAACAAATTGAATAATTTTGATGATCCAAGAATTGTGGCATCAAAAACAAATGAATTTAATGTTCTGAGCAACCAAAAATCATTTGCTTTGGAATTGACATTGATGACTAGAAATGAGAACGTATCCCCCATTGTTGATTTGCAAAGTGCAAACATTATTTTGATGAGCAACTTAGTTAATGATGAAGTTTCTGATTACGAAACTGACAGTAGAGCAAGAATTACTGGTCTTGATCCAAACTCTGCAATTTAT